CCGACCCGATAGCGGACAGGGCGCCTGAGGAGCCGATGCCCGCGCCCCTCGCCGACAGTCCCGAGGTGGCACCGAGCGCGGCGGAGGTCAGCTGGCGTGACGCCGCCGCCACCTTCGGGATACTCGACAGGATCCCGTTGGCGAGCCCGAGGCCGAGCATCTGCCCGTGGACCGTCGTGTACTTGGACGGGCTGCCGATGCCGAGGGCGGACTCGAAGGAGTGCAGGGTGGTGGACGCGAAGCTCTTGACCTGGCCCCACAGCCAGCCGCCCATGCCGGAGATGCCCGACCAGATCCCGCGGACGACGTCCTCGCCGACCGAGACGACGTCGTGCGCAAGGCCGCGGAGGATGCTCAGCACCGTGCTGACGCCCTCGGTGAACCAGTGCTTGATGTCGCCCCAGTACTTCGTCACCAGCGCGACCGCGAGCCCGAGGGGGCCGCCGAGGATGGAGATAATCAGCCGCCAGTGCTGCTTCACGAAGTTGATCACGTCGTTGACGGCCGCCGAGATGAACGACTTGATCTGGTCCCAGTGCTTCACGATCTCGATGACCGCGAGCCCGAGCGGCCCGGTGATGATTCCGACGATCAGCGTCCAGTGGGACTTAACGAACGAGATGATATCCGAGATTATTTTCGAAATGAAGTCGTAGACCGCGTTCCAGGCGTCCTTGACCCCGCCCACGATCGCGTTCCAGTGCTTGACGATCTCGACCACGGCCACCACGACGGCGGCGATGACCAGGCCGATCCCGAGGAGCATGACCGCGTTCGCGGCGACCCACGCCGCCGCGGTAACAGCAGCCCCGGCGATGTTCTCCGCGACGACGACCGCGACCTTGGCCGTGTTCTGAGCCACCCAGACGGCCGCCTGGGCGATCATCTTCACCCCGGTCACGGCCCACCCGGCGACCGTTGAGGCGGCAGCGGCGATCCACCCGGCAGACGACGAGGCGGCGGCTTCTTCCTGTGCGGCCGCAGCTTCCCCGGCCGCCGCCTCCCCTGCCGCGGCGGCTTCCCCTGCCGTTTCCTCCTGCACCCCGGCGGACTCGGTCGCGGCGGTTTCCTGGGCCGAGGCGGCATCCTGCGCGGACTTCGCCTGGGTATCGGCGGTCTGCTTGGAGATGATCCCGAGCTTGCGCATGATGGCGATCGCGCCGTTGTAAGCGCCCTTGACCTCGTTAACCGCCCCGGTGACGGTCTTGATGACCTTGGCGGTCAGGGCAAGGACGGCGACGGTCGCGGCGATCGCGGTGACGCCGACGAACAGGATTTCCGTCAGGCTCTTGTGCCTGGCCGTCCACTCCGCGACGGGGACGACGACCTTCCCGACCGCGGAGATAAGCGCGGTAGCGGCAGGCAGCAGAGCGGACCCGATAGCGATGCCGGTGTTCTCGACCGCGGTCTTGGCGACGGCGATCTTCTGGTTGAAAGTCCCCTGGATGGCCGCCCAGGAGTTGGTGAGGGTCGCGGCGCCCTTGCCCTGCTTGGCGATGTTCGCGGCATCGGCGGCGAACGTCTTGCTGTTCTTCCCGGTGAGCATCAGCGCGACGTTGAGGCCGGTCGCGCCGCCGGTCAGGGCCGCCATGGCGCCGGCGTACGTCTGCTTCAGCCCGGTTGCCGACGTGGCGGCGGTCTTGAACTTCGCGATCAGCGCAGCCTGCTCGGGGTTCAGGCCCTTCACCGCGGTCGTCAGGTCGCCCGTGCTGATGGTCCCGGCGAGGATGCCCTGGGCCAGCGACTGCGCGGCCGGCGACATCTGCTTCATGTAGCCGAGCGTCACCATGCCGCCGGAGCTGTTCTTCAGGATCGCCTGCGTGTACTCGTTCAGGGTGCCGGTAAGCCCCTGCTTGCCGACACTCAGCGACACCTGGTTGGCATTCAGCCCGAGCGCCCGCATCTCATTGCTGGCGACGGCAGACGGCTTGACGATGTTGCGGATGACGTTGTTCAGGTTCTGCGTTGACCGCTGCGCCGTCATGCCCTGGGCCGTCATGGTGGCGATCGCGCCGCCCACCTGGGCAAACGAGATTCCCGACGCCGCCGCGAGCGGGGCCACCGATGACAGGGACGAGGCGAGGTCCTGCATCCGCATGTCGCCGCTGCCGACGGTGGCGATCATTTCTTCCATCATCGACGTCGACCGCTGGGTCGCATTGGACGCGTTGGTGGTGCTGCCGTAGTAGGCGTTCATCGTCCCGACCAGCGTCTTGCTGACCGTGTCAAGGTCGGCGCCGCCGACCTTCGCGCCCTCCGCCGCGACCTTCGCCATGTCGAGCGCGGTCTGGGCGTGGAACCCGCCGGACTCGATGTGGTACATGGCGTCGGTGATGGAGGACGCCGCGGTGCCGGTCGACGTTGAGATGTTCAGGATCCCGGCCCGGACCATGCTGAGGTTCTTCGCGGACTCCCCGGCGTCCGTGGCCAGGTGCTGGGTGCTGTTCTGGAAGTCGCCCGCGGCCTTGATCATCAGGCCGCCGGCCACGCCCATGGCCAGGGCGGTGATCCCGGCGATCTTTCCCACCTTGGACAGCAGGGCGGCGGAGGACTCCGCGTCGGCGGCGGCCTGCTTCTGGGCGGCGGCCTCAGCCTCGGCGGCAGCCTTCGCCTCGTCAGTGCTGGCGGCGAGGGTCTTCTGGACGGCCGCCTGGTTAGACTGGGCGGCCGTCAGGCCGGCGGAGGCGGACTGGGCGGCCTTGTCGGCCTTGGCCAGGTCCTGCCCGGCCGTGGCCACGTCGTTCGAGGAGACGAGGGCGTCCTGCCTCGCCTGCGCGGCCGACGCCTCCGTTGCCGCGTCAGCGGAGGCCTTCTGCGCGACGGCGAGCCGCTCGTTCGCCTCAGCCAGGGCGGTCGCCGCGGCGCTTCCCGTTCCCTCGGCCTCGGTGACCGCCGCGATCGCGATCTCCTGCGCCTCGGCGGAGGAGACGGTCTCACCCTGCGCGTTGCGGAGGGCTCCCTGCGCGTCGGCGTACAGCCCGGCGGCCGCGGAACCCTCCGTCGTCTCCGCGGCGAGGGCGGCCAGTGCGGCGGCCTGCGCCGAGGCAGCCTCCGTCGCCACCGACTCGGCTTCCGCGGCCCGGCCCTGCGCGTCGGCGAGGGCGGCGGCGGCAGTGGCCTGCTGCTCCTCGGTCGCCACGCCCTGGGACGTGACCGTGATCAGCCGCTGCTCGGCGTCCGCCAGGGCGGAGGCGGCGGCAGTGGCCTGCTCCTGCGCCGCGGCGACCTTCGCGGTGGCCAGTTCAAGGGCGTCGGCCCCGGAGGCGGTCTGCAGGAGGGACTCGTCGATCTCCTCGCTCGCGCCCCTGATGACGTCAGCGGTTTCCCCGGCCTGCTCGCCGAACTTCTCCATCGTGACGCCGCATTTTTCGAAGATCTCGCTGGCGGCGTCGCGGGCCTCGATGATGGCCATGACGGTGAAGCCCTCGAAGCCTGCCACGGGACCGCCCCCGTCCGGCTAACGGCGGCGGTTTGCCCTGGCCTGCTCCTCGCGCCTGATCATCGAGATCATCAGCGCGTAGTCCTCGACCTGCTTTCGCGGCCGGGACTTGCGGTACTCCGGCGTCCAGCCCAGCTCCCGGAAGAACTCCCGGTCAGTCAGGAACTCCTGCAGCTCAGGCGGTCCCTCCGTCCCCATCCGGATCGCCCCGCTCAGTCTCGTCAGGAAACCGGGCCGCCTCATCGGACGTGCGGGGCCCGTTGAGCTCGTTGCACTTCGCCCACAGCATGTCGAACAGCGGCGAGGGAATGCGGGCGACCGACTTGCGGCGGGGGCAGCCGGGCGGCCACGGGTTGACGCCGGGCTTCGGCGTGGTGACGATGCCGGAGTCGAGCGGCCACGAGGTGACGCCGTCCTCCTCCACGAGGTTCCACGAGACGAGCGACTGCACGACGAGCTCAACCCGCCCGGCCCGCGTGTCAAGGTCGGCGTACTGGCGGTTCGCGGTCATCTCAGCGCGGACCTTGCCCAGCATCGCGGACTCCGCGAAGCCCGCTTCCTCTTCCGACAGGCACCGCTTGACCTCGGCGAAGTAGCCGGGGGCAAGGTCAACCTTTTCCGTGCCGTCGTAGCCGGAGGCGGACAGGAAACCGGGCATTCGCGAACCCTTCATGGAGATCAGGAGGCAGGCGGAGACCCCTGCCAGGGCGAGGGAATTGAGGACGTGCAGGGTGAGCCAGGGCACAGGGGCGCGGGAGGCTCAGCCGGTGTAGGCACTTGCGACACCGTTCGTCACGACCGCCTGGATCGTGTACTGGCTGCCGCCGGTAAGCGGCCGCGAGGCCTCGAACGTGAAGCTGGACATCACGACATCGGCCTGCTTGAGGTCGTTTCCGTATTTCGACAAAACGACCTGCGGGAGGCTGAAGGCGGCCGAGTAGCCGCTCCCGCCGGGGTGGGTGAACGAGAGCGACAGGGCGCCCTCGGCCTGGTTCAGCATCGTGCTGAAGTCACCGTAGGTGGAGGCGTTCAGGCTGGACCACACCACGTCCACGGTGCCGCTGACGTGCAGTGTCACTGGCGTGATGAATGACGGCCCGTGGTTGCCGGAGTAGCTGTAGGTTTCCTTGAGCTCGTTGTCGATGTCGAGCGTCACGTTGGTGACGTCCGCGCGGGCACCGCCGCCCAGGGTGAACGCAGCCTCGGAGAACACCCAGGGGAGCTCGTTCGTGATGCTGACCGAGGTCGGCGAGGCAAGGATCGCCACCGACTGGCCCGACAGGTCCGCGGTGATGGTCACCGGCTCGTTCCCGGTGGGAGCCTTGACGCTGAGCTTGCCGACCCGGCAGCCGGCGAACTGCAGGCTCTGGTAGCCGCCGATGTTCTTCTCGACGGTCAGCGAGGCGAGCGCGTTGGCCTGGCTGAGGGTGTGAACGTAAGGCCCGGACCCTGTTACGGCGTCAGTGCCGATCGCGGCGACCAGCAGCGGGATGGCGTTGGAGGGGAACAGCGGCCCTTCGACCGAGCCGATGTTCTTGGCCTCGCCCTGGAGGTTGAACACCTGCTTGTCGCGGATGTTCATCATCAGCGCCGGAGAGAACCAGCCGGGGTCGTACTCCATCCCGTTCGACATCATCGGGAGGAAGGTGGTTGCGGCCGTGGCCTGGCCGAAAGAGGGCTCGACCGCGAAGCCCGTGGCAGACTCTGACCCTGAGCGCTCGACTATGGTCGGGTACGGCATGCCGCCCCTCCTAACTTGGTGGTCACAAGGAGCGGCGCCATGCGCGGGACAATGGCGGGGTGGATGACGAGATAGCCGCGTGGCTGAGAGCGCAGGCGGAGGCGGACCTCTGGAGAGCGGGCCGGGCGGCAGGCGTCTTCATCGACGACCCGCGGACTGAGATCGCGCGGGCCGAGTCACTGCTGGCCGTGCTGGGCGCTTACGAAGGTGCCACCTGGCGGCTCGCGGCCGAGCAGTCCGACTTCGGCGACTGGGTCAGGGGAAGCGCGCCAGTGGTCCGCCCGGACTTCGCCGGGCCGAATCCGAAGCTGATCCCCGGCCTCGCACGGGCGATCCGCCTGCTCGCCTACGGGTACCGGAGTCGCGAGGGATGGCAGGACGGGTGGAAGCCCTGACCTGGGAAGGCCCTGGCGAGGTGCCGAACTTCTGCCCTCAGGGCTGCGGCGGTATCACCGAGGACCCGTACGGCGGACCATGTAAGGCGTGCTGGGATGCTGTCGGCAGGGCGGAACGCGACGAGGACGAGCACTGCGCCTGGTGTCAGCGCGGCGGCGAGATGCAGGGCTTCGAAGGCCGGCCGTTCTGCGGCGAGGACTGCGCTAACGCCTACTGGTACGAGTGGGGCCATGACGACTGACATCGATGACGACCCGTACGACGGTGACGACAGCGACCCGCGCTGCACTCACTGCAACGGCGAGGTCTGGGTTGAGTGCGACGACCCGATTCAGTGCTGCGACCCGCGCTGCGACGGCGAGCTTCACCCCGACCCGGCATGCGGCGGCACCGGCCTGTACGAGCACCAGGTGATCTTCTGAGCGCCAGGCCGGGGGCTGGGCCTGGTCAGTCCTCCGGGTCCGCAGGCCACTCAGTCTCAGCCTCCGCCTTGGCTGCCTTCGCCTTCATGCCCCGGGTGGCGAATTCGACGTCCGCCCGGCGCGTGAACCGCTCGGCGTCGTCGGCGGGCACCTCGAACTCGTCACCCTCGCCGACCTCGCCGATGCCGTGGTCGGTGAACGTCTTCGGGTGCGTACCGGTATAGCGCAGCCGGACAGTGCTAGTCGACAACGAGGGCCTCCTGCATAGCGTCCGCGAACTCGGACATGATGAACGGCTCGATCGATCCCATGGCCTCTTCGGGGAACGGGTTGGGCTTCGTGCCGGGGTGGTTGACCCGTTGCGCGAAGTTCACCCCGATGCCGCCCGAGCCGAACCACCGCAGCGCGCGGGCGTTCCTGGCCGTGATCACGTGCGGCTTCGTCCCGCCGAGCACGAACGGGAGGTAGGAGGCTGTTCCGTAGATCACGACGGACACCGAACCAGGTGCCGACTCCACGCGGGAGCTGATGCCCTGGCGGAGCGCTCCGGTGCGGAACGGCGCGCGGGCCTTCATGATGTCGGTCGCGACCGGGGCAACGGACTCAGCCCACGCGCCTGCGGCCGCGGGGAAGTCGAACTTCAGGCTCCGGTCCGCACCGGACACCGTCATGGTCATCGTCACGCCTGCACCACCTCGTCCAAATCGACGCTGATTCGCTGGACAAACCAGAGCATCCGGGGGCCGGACACCGTCCGCTCGGGCGGGTAGTCGCTGGTGAAGGACTCGCCGATCTTCACGACCTGCGTGTCGCTGTCGTTGACCGCGTTCGGCCCCATCGGGTTGCCGTCCGCGTCAACGAACAGCGGCATGGTCGTGGTCATGAAGCGCCAGAGGATCGCGTCCGTGATCTTCGGGAACGGCTCGTCCTGCATGGCCTTGTCCGGGGTCGACATGTAGGCGACGTAGACGTCCATGCTCCAGGTGAACTTCATGAACCCGGCACCGCGGGGAGCGGTCTGCCGGGCGGCCTTGAGGTGGCCGCCCCACACGTAGGCGCGCGGGGAGGAGATCTTCTCCACGACCGGCGGGGTGATCCACGCGGTCAGGGGGGCAAGGCTCCCCGGCAGCGGCAAACCGGACAAAAGGCCCTGCGTGTAGCGTTGCATCGAGTCCAGCATCAGCCGCTCACATGACCCTGCGAAACGGGTCCAGGAGCTTCTTGTACTCGGCCACGATGTCCTGCGACGCCTGCTCTGACGACACCCGCTGACCTGACAGGTCCTGCACGGCTACCGCCTCGATCCCCGAGTCCAGTGCCTGCGCGCACGCCGCGTAGATGGCCGCCTCGATGACGGTCGCCGGGAGCGTGGAGATCAGCGTCCCCTGCTGGTGATCGAACGCCAGCGGCTGGGTGAGGGTGATGGTGCCGGGCCCGGCGTCCGCCGTCCCCGCGCCGTCCGGCAGGATCATGGGCGACGTCGCCGACGCCGACTCCGCGGTCACGGGCTCGGTTCCCGAGCCGTCGTAGGCGAACCCGGAGGCAAGCGGCCAGCCGGTCACGTCGTCGACGCTCAGGACCGTGTCGCCCTTACTCGCGCCCGCGACAAGGGACGTGTGCGGCCAGCCGTTGACGTAGCAGACCTGCACCCGCTGCCCGCCGCGCCCTCCGCCGCCCGTGAAGCCGCCTGTCGGCGTGCGACCCCAGGGGCTGCAGCCGATGTAGCCGGGAGCCACGTCGATCGTCCAGCCGCCGTCCGGAGCCGTTGCCGAGGCCGCGTCGCCGGAGAACAGCAGCGGGTGGCGGATGTCCCACATGCCGGCCGGGACCGGACTCCAGGCGCGGGGGAAGGAGCGGCTCGGCGAGACCTGGATCGCGAGCACTTCCGTGACCGGCCAGCGCTTCACGTTCAGCACCCCGGCGCCCGTGTGCGGGTCCACGTTGCACCGCGGCACTCCCGGGCCGTTCAGGTACTCGGTGTCAGCGGTCGCGCGCAGGGGCTGGAAGCAGTAGCTGTCAACCCTTGAGGTCGCGCGCCAGCACAGCGCCGTGAGGGCCGCCTGCTGGGAGGCCTCGTCCGCGTCCGGATCGGGCACGAGGCCCCAGCTCACTCCACTTGGTGCTTGGGTTACGACACCCGGTGTCACATACGGCGTGCCCAGTGCCATGCGGCCCGCCCCGTCCCGGCTTGCGCCATCATGGGGCGGGTGAACGAGGAACTTGCGAGCCGCGAGTGGCCGCCCGGTACCCGGGTCGTCTCCTGCTGCCCGCTCTCGAAGTGCCTGTGGCAGTACGAGGACCCGCTGCCGCCGTGCGGGGCCGGGGCAACCATCGACGAGGCAGTCAGGGACGCCCTGGCGAAGCACTTCGCAGCGGTCGAGGATGTCGTCCGGACGCACCTCGAAACCCATCCCCTGCTGGAATGGGTTCAGGAGGTGACGGCACTGCAGGCCGACCTCTGGCGGGAGAAGCGGGACGCCGGCATGGTCGCCGGGCTGCTCGTGCGCAGGCTCGGCGGGAGCGCCTTCGTCTCGGACACGGAGTTGCGCAACCCGGGCGGGACCCTGCGCCGGATACCCGCCGCGAACGGGTTCATCCTGGAGGTCGCGTGACGAGCGAACGTCACCCCTGCCAGCCGCTGCCTTCGCTAGACACCGGGCCCGCGTGCTTCCCTGTCGCGCAGTCGCGCTCGAGCTGCGCCATGTACTCGCGGACCACTTCCGCCCACTGGCTGAACCGCCGCTGCCGGGCGGCCTCAATGTCGCCCGGCAGGTCCCGGCCAATAGTCATCAGCCGGACAGGCGGGGGCGGGGGCCGCAGGTCCAGGCAGCTCAGCCACTTCGCCGAGCAGGGCTCGCAGAGCACCGCTGCGCAGCGGTCAGCGGATGCCGTACCACAGCTTGCTCGCCGCGAGCGCCCACCCGGTGCCGAACGCGAGCTGGGTCGTCCCGGTAACCGACGTCGGCGCCCCCGAGGCGAGCAGCGCCGAGTTCAGCGTCCCGCCGGACAGCGAGCAGTTCGGGTTGAGGACCGTCGCCCCGATGCTGCCGGTGCTGGTCGCGGTCACGCCCGGCATGCTCGGCGTCGTCCCCGTGACGCACTGGTAGACGTAGTAGGTGCCCGCCGTCAGGTTCACCGGGGTTGCCCACGGGACGCTGTAGAGGTTCGCCGTGCCGCTGACCGCGGTGTGAGACTCCGCCGTGTAGGCAACCGGGTTCGAGGCCGTTCCCGTGTAGAGCGCCCACACCGCGTTCGTCACCGTGTTGCCGGTGGTGAGCACGACGTCCAGGTAAGTGGACAGGCCCGAGACGGGGACGGAGACCCTGGTCAGGTACCCGTAGGCGGTCGTCAGGACCACGGCGGTCGCGGACAGGGCGTCAGGGTTGACCGACTGGCCGAGGTACCCCGCGGCCAGCGACTGGGTGCTGACCCCGCCGAGGGCGGTGATGAGGCCGTCGGCGGTGAAGGGGGCGTTGAACACCGCCGGGCTGAGGGCAGACTCAACGGCCAGCGGGCCGTTGGGGCCTCCTGCTACGAGTACTGAGGGCATGGTCTACCTCCGGGCGTGAAAAAGCCCCGGAGCGGACGCTCTCGGGGGCGGGGGAGAAGCAGGGAAAGAGGGGGCGGTTAGGCGGCGGGAGTGTCCTTCGCGGACGCGGGTCCTCGCTTCGCGGGGGCCTTGGGCTCGGCCTTCGGGTCCGGCTTGGCTTCCTGCTCCGGCTTGACCGCAGGCTCGTCCTTCAGGGGGCTGCCCTCGAGCTCGGCGAGCCTCCGCTTCAGCGCGGCGATCTCGTCCTGCGGGTCTGCGGGGGCCGGGCCGGACTGGCCGAGCTGCACCGCGGCGAGAGCCCTGGTCAGGTCGGCCATGTCCGAGACGGTCTCGTAGAGGGCGGCGGGGTCGCGGCGGTGGGCCAGGCCCTCCCGCTGCCTCCGCTCCGCTCTCTCGTCCTCGGTTTCCCAGATCGGCTTCCCGCGGTAGTGAAACGAGTGGAGCTCGTCGGACAGCTCGTCGGGGAGCTCGAAGCCGCCGGCATCCTCGCCGTCTCCCTTGATGGCTTCATGGTGGCCCCATACCGGGTGGTCGATGACCGCCTGGGGGGCGCCCTTCGGGTAAAGGCGCATGCGTGCGCGCTCCTTTTGGGAATGCGGAAGGCCCGGGGAGTAGAGCAGTCTCCCCGGGCCTTCCGGTTTTTGTCTGGTCAGGCCGCGTCGTCGCGGCGGTTAGAACAGGGTGACTTCCGCCCGGCCGGGCGTCACGATGATGTCACTCCGGGTGCGCCTGCGATGCTTGGTGACGTACCGGGCGGCGGCGCGGAGCCGCTCCGGGTCGTCGTTGAACAGGCCGATGCCCCGGTTGCACTTGTGGCAGAGAAGTGCGCGGATCTTGCCTGTCTCGTGATCGTGGTCGACATGCAGATCCCGGCACGGCTGCTCGCAGACTGCGCAGCGGCCGAGCTGCCGGATGACCATCCGGTCCCACTGCGCAAGGTCGAGGCCGTAGAGGTTCTTCATCTGAAGGCGCTGGAGTCCGCGCGGGTCGTTCTTGCGCCACCGCTCGTACCGCTCGCGCTGCTTGCGGCGGAACTCGGGATCAAGCTGCCTTGCGCGCAGCTTGCCTAGGTTCGACTCGTGGTCCCGGTACCAGCTCTCGCGCTTCTGCTCAAGGATGCGCTCACGCCGGGGTCCTTCTCGGCGAGCCTTGCGGGTGCCCTTGTATTTATCGGTCTGACCATACTTCTGCATGGCCTTGCGCTTGGCCTCTGGATTGTCCTTGGAGTACTGACGGGAGGCGGCGTTGCTGCACTCTTTGCACCGGTACTGCCTCCCGTCAGGCGACTTCGCTGACTTGTGGAACTCGTCCAGGGGCTTTGCGGCCTTGCAGGCATTGCACGTCTTAACGGGTTCGTCCATGAACCCATTATATGCAAGGCGCCCGTCAGCTATGCCACATTACTGAGCACGGCTTGCGCGACCGGAGCCTTACACATGAAGGCCGAGTTTGTCCGAATTTCGAATTCCTTACGCGGACCTCCGCCCTTCACGCCCGCAACCCGGCTGATGCCGTAGTCGAACTGGGCCATGTCACGCAGGCACCGCTCCTCGAACACCGAGGAGATGTTCGCCTGCGGGAACGGCACCCGGTCCATGCGGCCGACAACAGTGCCCGGAGGCAGGCTGACGTGGACTTCGATGGGCACCTCGACACCGCCCGCGGGGGCATTGATGATCTGCCCGACCCGGCCGCCCGCGGTCACGTTGATACGGCCCTGCGGGTCCGTGTTCAGGAACGTGGTCGCAGCAGAGGAACCGAGGACGAGGTTGGCCATCTCCTGAGCCTGGGCCGCGTTCACCATAATTGCCGTCGGCGAGGCCTTGACCTGGTTCCACATGGTCATGAAGATGAACTGCTCGATCTCGGTGATCGTTCCGCCGGTCAGCGACAGGCTCGCCCCGTTGAGACTGTTCCAGACGCTCGGGTTCGCGGTACCCGTGCCCGCCTGAACCCACTGGCCGACGCCGTTGTAGTCGCCGGAGAGGTTCGCCAGCAGTCCGTCGTAGTCGTTGGCGTAGCCGGAGGAGTTGTCCCCGGTGGCCAGGAACGTCGGGACGGCGTTCTGCACGCCCTGCCACGAGGTGGACAGGTCCGGCAGGGTCGTCGGCAGCGCGTTGGCCGAGGTGATCGAGTGCGTGACCACGGCGGTGTTGACGGTCGTGGTCGTGTAGTACACCCACGCGACCCCGTTGCTGCTGTAGAACCAGTCGTAGCAGACGGCCCCCCTTACCGCGGGGACGCTCGCGAGGACGCTGTTGGCCGCCCCGCCGCTGAACGTGGTGCTCGCGCTGGCACCCTGGGAGTTGCCGTTGCCGAAGTAGTAGCCGGTGCCGGTGCGCGCGGCCACGCCCACGTACACCTGCACGGCGCCGAAGGTGCCGCCGCTCGACTGCTGGGTCAGCGTCGGGGCGCCGGTCGCGGCGAGCGGAAAGGACTGCGCGCCGATCCCCTGCCGGTCCTGCGCGATGAGCAGCTGGTTCATCACGTTGAAGGTCTCAACCGCGTACGGGTCGGCGTAGCCCTCGGCCAGGTCGTAGGAGTCCTGGGTGACGTTGCCGGAGTACGTGGTGGGCTTGTAGCGGGCCTGGAAGTCCTGCTCCTGGACGCGCACCTCGTTGCCGGCGAAGTCGAAGCCGGGCGCCGGAGAAGGCTGTGACCTGGTCACGTCCATAATGCTGCGCCACACGGCGAAGGGGTTTCCCTGCTTGCCCTTGGTGCGGGCCACGCGGTCGCGCCACGGGGTGACGACGGGGATGAGGGAGACGAGCTCGCTCAGGTCGTAGCCGTAGATGCCGCTGTCGGCGTAGATGCCGGCCTCGGCCGCCTTCTGAACCTGGGTGATGCTGTCGAGGGTCTCCTGGGTGAGACCGTCCGGAATCGCGTTCACGGAGCCTCCTTTCGGGGGCACGAAAAAGTCCCGGGCACCTGGTGCGCGGGACTGGAGTGCGGGGGTGCGGCGGCTGCCGCCTGCGGGCTAGAAGGGGGCGGCGGGAGAGCCCTGGCCGCTGCGGATCTGGGCGAACTTGGTGATCGCCATGCCCTCCAGCTCGTGGAAGGCCTGCGCCTGCGCGGGGCCGGAGCCGTTGTAGAGGGTCTCCTTCAGTGCCGCCGCCTTGGTGATGTCGACGGACTGGGCGCCGGCATCCTGGCCCCGGAGCTGGCCGGGCGCCGGGAGCGGGCGGCCGCCGTCCTTCGGCGGGACCTGCCCGTTGGTGAACACGCCCGGCATCGCGGGCATCTCTTCCACCGTCTTGAGGCGGGCCTTGAGCAGCTCGACCTCTGCGAGCGCCGCGGCGACGTCGGCCGACTTGGCCACGCCCTCTGCCGGGGCGAGCGCGCCGAGTGCCGCGGCTACCGCCTTCGTGATGGTGCCCTGGAGATCCACGGCCTGCGCTGTGGTCACGTTCTCTTCGCCCGCGGCCTTGCCGACGGCGTCGGCTGCGACGCCGGCGTCGGCGGGCGGCTGCGGCTGCATGTCGTCCGCGGCGGGGACGGGCGCGGGGGCGTCGTCCGCGTCGCCGCTCTTGCCGCCTCCGGTGCCGGAAACGGGGGTGATGTCGGCGGGGTCGACGATGCCGATCAGGTCGCCGTCCTCATCGAAGACCGCCTGCATCGGGGTCTTGGCGTCCGTGTCGCCGTCAGCCTTGGCGACGCTGGTCCGGATCGCGCCCGGGGCGACCAGGAACGACTCGCCGAACATGTCGCGGACGGCGACCTTCAGCGCGGCGAGCTTGGACGGGGCGGCGGGCACCGCGGCCTTCATGACTTTCTTGTCAGGGATGTCGCCGCCCGGGTCTGGCGTCTGGAGGGGCATCGCGGACTCCGGCTGAGCCGCGGTCGGCTCGCCGGAACCGTCCCCGCCCCCGGTGTTTCCGGGGCCCTTGTCGCTGGCCTGCTGCTCGGCCGTGCGTTCCTTGGTCACCGTCTCGGCGGGGGCCTCTGCTGTTGCGGTCGCTGGCATGGCGGCCTCCTTCTCTTTGGCGACCGGCTCTGCGGCCTGGGGTGCGGACGGAAGTGAGGCGAGAACCTTCTGGAGGGACTCGGTCGCCTGCCGGATCGCGGACTCGTTAGCGGCGGACAGCACCCGGCCGGACTTGCGGACGGCAGCCAGGCCCTCGAAGGCGGTCAGCGGCGCGGGGTCGAAGGCGGCGAGCGCCTTGCACATCTCTTCCATCTCGGCGCCGAGCTCGGCCTCGGCCTGTTCCCCTGCGGCGAACACGGCGAGCTGCTCGATGGCGAAGTCGACGGCGCACATGGCGTCCTCGAGGTTCCAGGCGTTCTCGATGTCAGACGGGTCCGCCGATGCGGCCTCGAGCGTCTCCCGCTCAGCGAGGACGCCGAGGGCGTTCTTCAGGCGGGCGGCGATGCTCAGCCACTTCTGCGCGCTGGCCGCGTCAATTCCCTCCCATGCGGGAGAACCGGGGTCGGTCGGGTCACCGGGGAGGTCGAGGTCGTCACCGGGGGCGGCGAGGGGGACCGTGGGGTCCAGGCCGTCGACGCCCTCGTCGAGGACGGTCGCGTCGCCCGCGTCGGCCATTACGTCCTTGGTCACCTGGTCGGCCACGCCGGCCTCCTTGGCTACGTCGATACCGAACTTCTTCGCGGCACTGCGGATCTTCGGCATCGCCTTGTCGCCGAACGGGGACTGAGGGGCGCGGGCGAGGGCATTGCGGGTGTGCGCGGCGTCGTTGACGGGGAAATGCCGCAGCGAGCGGGGCGTTGTCTTGCCCTCGTCGTCCTTCTTGCCGCCGTCCTCGACGTAGGCGAAGTCGCTGTCCGGCAGGTCGTTGGCACTCTTGCCGCTCATCGCGGCCTTGGCCACGTCGGCAGGGGTCGGCCGCCGTTCGGGCTCGCCGGAGCCGCGCGCGGCGCTGAAGAACGCGGCCATCGCGATCGGGTCGCCCTTGATCACGATCCCGTTCGGGAGGACCGTTTCCCCGGCCTCAGTTGTCTGGGGCACGGGGGCCTCCTGGGGCGAGGTCTTCGCGATCAGGTCGCGGACGGCGGCGGCGTCGAGCAGTCCGGCGGAGGCGTCGGCCTTCATGACCAGGAAGCCCTTCGCGCCGTTGGCAGGCCTCGATACGAGGTCGACCCTGGGGAAGTCCGCCCCTACTAGCTCCGTAAATTCGTCATCGTCTATGTCTGGTGTGAAGTCCACGGAGGCCTCCCTCGCGGACGTGGAACGATGGCTGGATGATCAGCAGCTACGACCGCGAGGCGACGCGCCCGCTCGCCGGGACGCTCTGGGTCTGGGAGCCGGAGAAGCCGCACGCGGTCGCGCTGATCCGCGTGACCGGGGTCCGGTGGAACGGTGAGGAGTGGTTCGTGCAGACCACGACGATCGCGGCGGCGGGCGCCTACCCGGGAGATGTCGTTGGCGCCGTGAACTGGAATGACCTGGGCCGGTTCTGGGAGGCGGCGCACCGCGTCTCACGGCGGGCGACTGCCTCCGGGACTCCCGGGGTCACGCGGAAAGGCGCTCCGCAGCCGGACGAGCAGGTGAGCGCGTGAGCATTCAGCCGCCGATCCTTGACCGGCACGGCCCGGCGCCGACGGGCGTCTGCTCGCGGTGGATGGGTGACTCGCCGTGCGGTGCGGCGGGCGTCTCCCATGTCGTCTGGGATTACGAGATGCGCAACGGGTGCCTCTGCGCGGCCCATGCGGCAGAGGCCCGGCGGAACTGGGTCTACGTCGGCCTGCACCCGTACACTGCCGCCTGCGCTTCACCTGGCGTCGCTTTCTGGCTCCCCGGCGAGGACAGGTGCGTGTTCCCGGGCGACGGCATGCCGCAGGCTGAAGGCGCCCGCCGCGACGCGGTCAGGCCACTCGGCTTATCCGGCGGCGGCGCGCCTGGCCCTGTGGCGAGAATCCCGTGACCTTGCCGGATTTCACTAGATCCCATGCGACGTCATCGCAGTACGCACCTAGAAACCAGTCGCCGTCACGGAGCACCAGGCCGTTGCCCGCGTTCCAGTCCGGCCCGCGATGAATCCCTGATTCGACAAACGTCACGTGGCCTTCAGTTCCGTCCGCGTGGAACAGGCCGCCGACCGGGCCATTGCGGAGGAAGGAGTGACAGGCAAGCTCCAGCTCAGCCTTGCTGAAGATGTCCCGTCCGCCGTCCATGCCCTTGGAGATCGCCGGATCGGCCCCCCACTGGTAGGCCAGGCCAACGATGAATTTCTGCTCAGGCGCCGACTTGGCCAGCTCGCGCACCTCGTCGGGCACGGGAACGCCGGGCGCCGCGAACGGGTGGACGTCGTCGCCGAGCGCGGCCTTGCACACGCAGTTCCCGGCAGACGACGTGATGTCCCTCGCGTAGACGTGCGGGGCGTTGCGCTCGGCGTCAGTCAGCGGCCCGAGGGAGGTGACACCGTCCACGGCCACCTCCCTGGCAGGATTAGGGAGCATGAGCGAAGACGAGTCGCCCCTGATTGACGGCGTCACCGACCCGGCAGAGATCCGGCGGCGCATCACGGGTGACATGCGGCCACCCGTCCCGACGCCGCCCGGCGGCTGGACGTCGGAGAACATCGGCCCCGAGATCCGCCGGCTCACGGAAGCGAGCCGCCCGATCGTGGTGCGCCTGCCGGTCGGAGACGAGTACTGCAACATCTGCGAGAACTTCCCGTGCCTGGGTAACCACCCTGCGGGCACCACCGGAAGGCGGCGCGACGAGTACACGTTCAGTTCGGTCTTCAACGTCGTCCCGGACAGGCCGCTGGGCGAATGGCGGTTCGGGCCGTTCTGCCTCGATGGGATGCAAGCAGCGGCTCAGGGTGAACTGCGCTTGCTAGCTGAAGTGCAGGACCGCGCCGAGTGGATCGAGGGCGTCAGGCGCAGGCTCGGGCTCGTGGCCGAGGTGCACCGCTGCCAGGTCCACCAGGGCAATCCGGAGTGGATCTGGTCATGTCTCCGGGACGGCTGCCATGCGGCCGGGTACTTCTGCCCGTCACAGGAGGACGCGATCGGGAAAGCGGTCGCGCATACCCGCGCCTTCGTGCCGCAGCCGCCCGAGGAAGAGCCGCCCGGCGATCTGGGCTGGGACGGGTACGTGCCGCTAGTTGAATGCGCCGCCTACAGGTGCGGGGACGGTTATCAGCAGAGGCGGCGGTCGTGAGCGAAACCGGGCTGGCCCCGTGGCTGCGGCAGCGAATCCGGGAGCGCCTGTTCCTGGCCACGCGCACGGTCGAGCTGGGCAGCTTCGCCCAGTGGGAAGAGCGGAGCAGCGGCGTCCTGGTAACCGGCGACGGGGACGACAGCGACCCGCGCTGCACCGTCTGCAACGGCGAGGTCTGGGTTGAGTGCGACGACCCGATACAGTGCTGCGACCCGCGCTGTGACGGCGAGCTGCACCCCGACCCGGCGTGCGGCGGGACCGGCCTCTACGAGCACCAGGTGATCTTCTGAGCGGCGGGTTCGACGTCTTCGCTTACGCCGCCTGGCGGGACTACCTGCTCACCCTGCCCGCCCGCGACGCCCTGACGCCCGCTGAGCCGTGGCCGCCCGAGGTCACGCTGCCCGCCCCGCCGTGCTGGCGGTGCATCACCGGGCCGCCGCCGTGCGGGCCGCTAGCCCGCTACCTGCTGGAGAAACGATGAGCGAGCAAGCCGCGCCCGTCCTGCGGGACGACATCACGCCCGTGATCGAGTTCGTCCTCGCCCGCCTGAACGAGCGGCGCGCGGGCTTCGCCGGCGGCACCTGCGGCGAGCTGGCGGCAGCGTACCCGCAGGAGACGTGGATGGAATCGATCATCTGCCGCTACCGGGACATCGTGAGCTACGCCGACACGCCTTACCGGGCAGCGGAGATGACACCTGAGGCCACGGCGAGGGAGGCGGGCTACATTCACGCGCTGTCGGTCGCCATCGAGACGATGGCGGACATCTGGGCGGGGCACCCGGGTAAGCCGGCGTACGACGTGAAGACCGGAGCATGGGCCGTGCCAGGTGAGAACCGCCCGTGACCGAAGACGCCGGGTGGGCCGGCTTCCTGCGGTCGTGCGAAGCTCCGCCCGCCGTGGAATCCGCGGGGACGCTGACGGCGGAGACCATGGGCCGCTGGCTTGACGAGCTGTGGAGCGCCGAGCCGCGCCCGTCGCTTCCGTGCAGTGACGGGTGCGCGTGCTGCCAGCCGCCAGAAGCTTAGGGAACTGCCCCGGACAGCACCCATGCGGCGAACGCGCCGAACGCCCACGACCAGCCGGTGATCCCGGCCAGCGGGTGGCCCCCGGCCGCGAACGCCGCCAGCACGAACAGGATCGTCCCGATGACGAGCAGGACGCGGGACAGGTACCAGGGCCCGTAGGCGGGGCGTGGCTGGGGCTGAGGCTGTGGCGGAGGTGCTGGCGTGGTCATGAGGGCGTCCTTCCGTTGGCGCTAGATGACGGACGAGACCGACAGCGGCGCCGGGGGCACGCAGGGGAACCACGGGTGGTACCTGTCGATCATGCGCGGAAGCGTGACGTCGAGCTTGACCGGCGCGGTGACCCAGGGCGGTACCTGGATGCGGCCGACCGCCGTCACCTCGCTGTCCTCGCGCAGCTCCCAGGCGCCGGGCTCGAAGTCCGGGTCCTCGGTGACGGGAACGCCAGTCAGCGAGCCGATGGCGCCTGCGAACGGGAACTTGGGCTCTGCCTCCGGGAGCGTCAGCATGAGCCAGCGGGCCACGTCCGGGTGGCAGTGGAGCTCGCGGCGGGGCACGTGGCCGATCCGGTCGGCCAGTTCCGCGAGGGCTGCGAAGTCCAGCGGGCCGTCGTCCGTCAAAACCCCTCGCCATCCTCGCCGTGCAGTCCCTCGAACAGCACCGGGTGAGCCTCTCGCATGTGCTCCCGCATCTCCGTGAGGGACATCAGGCGGGCACCGTGGCAGTCGCACCGGACGAAGCAGTTAGCCGTGCGACCGCCGGGGAGCCAGGGATGGTGCCCGCTCACGGGCTGCACCAGGGGCCGCCGACCGGCCAGTCCCAGAAGCGCGGTTCCGGACGCGGGCCGTTCACGGCCTCGCCAACGGCGGGCTCGAAAGGCGGGAGGCCGTGCGCTTCCCGTGCCTGGTTGACCGTGATCTCTCCCTCGGCGAGCAGCCGCTGGGCGTTCTCCGGGGTGACCTCGATCTCGGGCTCGGCCGCCTTGAGCCTCGCGCGCTCCTCGATGACCATGCGCCGGGCGAGGACGTAGGGCTCGCCGGTCCGGGCCATGCGCTCTCGTGCGGCGCGGCTGACGGCGTTGCTCACTCGCGCCTCGCGATCGCCGCGTTGGCCCACATCACTGCTTGCTCAAGGTTCGTCAGCGCCAGCGCTTTCTCCCGGGACTCGGGGCATGACGCGTCGATGGTGTTGGCCATCAGGAGCGCCTGCGCGCGGATGGCCCGGTACCGGTCGGGCTGGTCGCCCTTCGGCGGGTGATAGGTGAACCGGGTCTCAAGCTCTTCGGGGATCATGCCGCTCACGCTACTGGCGCCTCGCCCGCATCCCGCCCGGCGTCCGCGTCAGGAGGCCGGAGGGGCGGCGGGCGGCACCAGTCCGGAGACGGAGCTGACCGCGGAGTCGAGGTTCGCCCGGGTCTGCGCGATCTGCGCGACTGCGGCGTCGAGGGCCGTGGTGTCCACGTTCGCGGGGAGGCTGCCGATCGCCGCCTGAAGGGCGGGCACGGCGGTGTTCAGGGTCGCGACGCCAGCCTGAATGTCAGCGAGGAGGGCGAGGATCGCCTGGTTGGCGGCGTTGACGTCGGCCTGCTGCTGGGACATTTCGGACATGATTTTCTCCTGGTTCTCGGTGATCTGGACAAGAAGCGCGCGAACGGCCCCGAGGGTCGCGTTCAGGTGCTGGTTAAAAACGGGGTCCCCCTTCCGGCGTGGCACTCAGTGCCGGGGGCGGGAGGTTGTCCGGGTCCGGGCAGGCAGCCGCCGACTCCGCCTTGCCTGCAAGCCATTCCTCGGGGTCAGTGCACAGCCAGAGCACGGGCGTCGCCGTGGTGATGCCGGTCCTGTCCCGCCAGCCCTTCAGGAACCGGGTGACGGCCTCAATGTGGGAGTCGTCCTCGGCTGGCGCCCACGGGCCGTAGATCTCGCGGCAGGGCACGCTGTCCTGGCGCCACTCGATCCCCATCACGAGCGGGCGCGGGGCGGGCACAGGGGCGTCAGGCATGCCGGACCCTCATCTCCGCCACGACGAAGGGAAACGTCCCGGTGCGGAATCCCTCGCCGTCGAGTACCGGCTTGCCGTCAAGGAGCGGTTCCCCGTCCTCGTCAGCGAACAGGATCAGGTCTGCGGTCACGAGGGCCCCGGCATCGGCGTAGACCGTGATGTCCGAGCAGGTGGTGATCAGTTTGCCGGTTACCGCGTCGGAGAGCTTGACGCCCCGGCCGAGCATGCAGGCGTACGGGCTGCTTCCGGCGGGAGCGGGCCACTCGATCGAGACGAGGCCGCGGTACGGCGGGCCGGGCTCCATCACCCAGTCGTCAGCGGCAGCGTGCGGTGCGGTCGCGGTCACATCCGTTTCCCGTCCGGATCGATGACGTGGGCAGCCCAGCGCACCGGCTTGGCGGGGAGGCCCGGGCGGCAGCCAGGGCAGGCCAGTCCCGCGCCTCCGCAGTGACAGGCTCCGTGCTCGCACAGGACCTCACCGGGGCACGCGTCGCCAGTGCCCTCACGGACAGGGCCGTCACAGCACAGGTCACCCCAGGGACGGGAGGTGTGGCACTCGCAGACGTAGGAGGTGTCGCGGCAGGCGGCGCACTCGATCGGAGGCGGGGCGGTCGCGGGCGTCTCGATGTCGCACACGCAGCCTGTCAGCGGCTCGAAGCAGAATCCGCAAGTCCGCGCCAGGGCCACGTCACTCCGATCACGCCGGGAGGATGATGGGCAAGTGCGCTACGACTGGAACAAGAACGGCAGGCCGGTTACCGGGCTCGTCACCCGAATCGGCATGTGGTGGCTTACGGTCGCGGCCCTCGTGATGTGCCCGCTGCTCCTGTGGCTCGGCATCACCAGGGACTGGACGATCATGCCCGTCGCGCTCCTGCTCGGCGGCGGCGCAGTGCTCCAGCGGGTGGCCGTGCGCAAGGTCTACGGGGTGGGGGAAGTGCGCCCGCCCGAGTCCCGGCAGACGCACGCCGAGGCGGTGGCCGTGGCGATCGAGATGCGACGGCGGCAGCAGTGGGATGCGATCGCTAAGCAGGCGTACCGGGCACAGGGCGGCCCTCGCCCGTCCGCATGGGACGTGAGCATGATCCTCGACCACGGCCCCTGGAACGAGGTGTGCCACTACCAGGACGCGACGGGGAAGCCCGACGGGATCGCGGACGGGGTCATCCGCGTTATCCCCCGCACTGCCGAGCGGCCGTTCTGGCAGGTGACCGGGGGGCCGCTCGTCACCTCGTGGACCGTGGTAACGCGGGCACCGTCGCACGGCGAGGGCATCGACCTGCTGAAGGCTGCCGAGCCGCTGCTGCGGGACGAGCTGTGGAGCCGCTACCGGCCGGAAGCGAGGTACTTCCGGTTCACGGGCGGCCGGCTTGCCGAGGTCCTCGCCTGCGCGGTCACGGAAGCGCCGCGCGCCGAGGCCGGCGAGAAGCTTGCCGTGCGCCCGGCCGCCGCGAGCGGCCCCTGCGCCCACCTGGACGCCGAGCCCGTCGACCTGCTTGTTACCGGGGAGCGCGTGGCCTGGACCTGCCCGGACTGCCCGGCGGAGCTACCGGCGGACTGGCGTTAAGCCGTCTTCTCTTCGCCGATGCTCCTGCCGCACGCGCCGCAGAAACCTCGGATCACCCGTCGCTTCGGATGCGGAGGGCAAGCCTTCGGGTCCCGCTTCGCCGCCTGCTGCGCCACCCGCTCCTCTGCTACCAGGACGGCAGCGGTACGAATCCACCAGTCGCGCTTCGCGACTCCGCGCGCCGCGTCGACCTCAGCGGCCTCAGCCTCGGTCAGGTGGACGGTTACCGCAACGTTCCTCGTCGACGGTGACTTGCTGCCGGCCACGGTCACCTCGCCTGCCCTGAGCCCGTCTAGCTGAGGAAGTACTGCGCGGACGTGCCGGACACCGTGGAAGTTCCCGTGGTGATGACGTTCGGCGGCGTCTCGCAGGTGATCTGATAGGGCATCACGTACGGCTGCGGCGTCAGCGGGTACGGGTAGAGGTAGGCCCATCCCGCGCACCCGCAGCCGTGGCAGTGGTGCAGGGCACGCTCAGCACGGAGGCTTGCCACCTCGGCGCGCAGCTCGCGAACCGCCTCGGCCAGCTCGGCTCGGCTTACCTTGTCCGCCATCACATCCCCTTCGCGGCGTCGATCTCAGCGACAGCGCAGCAGTCGCCCGGCAGGTCCGCCCCGTCCTCGTGGTCGACGGTGAACCAGGCGATCCCGTCATGCCGCACCAGGTCTCCCTGCGCCCACGTGGCCGGGCGCGGGTCCTGGCCCTCGGGGACCGCGATGCACGTGAGGTCGTAGTCGACAAGGATGCCGCCGCACCAAGCGCAGCGCTGCCGGAGATGGCAGCCGACCTGGATATCCGGTCCCGCGATATGGGTCACCGGTTCGGAGGTCAGTCCGGGAGGCAGGAGCTTCACTTGGCGCCCGAACTCCGGGTCGGACGTGAGGCGCTCCCACTCCCGCTTGAAGTCCGCGACCTGCTCCGGGGTCCACTCCGGCGGGGTAACAAACTCCGGCGGCAGGCTCACGGCACCGTCGGCCGTCACGGGTGCGTCCCGGCCTCGGCGAAGGTGACCGGCGAGCACTCATGGCAGCGGACTGTCTTCGGGATGCGGTGCGGGCAGCAGCCGACAGGAACAGCGTCGGCGGTGAGCGGGGCACGCTGGTCGATCTCCGCGTGGTCCGCCTTGCATCCCCAGTCGACCTTGCGCTCCCAGCGCCATGCCTGGTCGCCGGTACCGGTCCACGTCGAGTAGGTGCAGGTACAGCCGTCCGGGAACTTCGCGACCGGGCCCGCAGCCGGGGTCACGGGCGCGCCCCGCGTGAAGGTGCACCCCGTGCCGGGAGCGGCTGCGAACACGATCTTGTGATCGGAGTCCTTCAGCAGCATGTGGCCGTCGCTGTCGAGGACGGGATAGGCGGCCTCAACGGTGAGAGCGTGGCCGGGGTCGGCGGCGAGGGCCACATCCCAGCGGTACGCGGGCGGGGTCTTTTCGGGCATGGCGATTCTCCTGGTGATGGCTGGTGGTGGTGAAATCTGTCAGGGCTTGCGGGCGCCCCACTTGAGCGCCCACGCCGGGGCCGGGCCGGTGACGGTGAACCGCGCGTCAGCCTGCCGCTTCCGGAACGCTTCCCCCGCGCCCTCAGGGACGTCCTGCGCGCCGGACGGATCGCCGCTCACCGGGACACTACCGTCAGCCATACCTGCCACCCGCCCTCCGCGTCCTGCACGGCGCGGTTCACCGCCAGGCTAGTGCCGCGCGCGAGCACGATCTCCCGCTGCGACGGCGCCCCCGACAGGGTGCCGGTGATAACTCCCGGGGTTCCCTTCGGCGCGGCGATGTGCATCTGCACCTCACTGCCCGCGTCACCGATGGCCGGGCCGAGCGACGTCGACATGAACGCCTGGTCGGTGATCACCTGGCCCTCAAGCGATGCCAGGTCGGTGACGCCGCCGAACGCGTCCATGTCGACCATGCGGGCCAGGATCATGTCAGCGGGAAGCGGGGACATCGCCGCGTCGAGGTTCGCGACCTGCCCGGCGACGTCAGCGGGAAGCGTCTCGCCGTTGCGCAGCGGCGCGTTGGCCTCGTAGGCGCCGGGCCCGGTGTACCAGTCGACCGCTTCCGCCTGCTCCGGGGGCAGGTCGGGCGTGTGCTCCGCCATCCAGTCCTGCGCCTCGAAGCGGTCAGCGAACTCCAGCGGGCTGAAATCCGGATCGGTCTCCGGTTCCTCGTCTTCGGCGTCGCCTTCGTCCCCGGTCTCGTCCCCGGTCTCGTCGTCGGCGGCATCGTCTTCAGTGCCGGCGTCGCCAGGCACTTCGCCCTCGTCCCCGGCTTCCCCGGCGTCGGAGTCCTCAAGGTCTCCGGTTCCGAGGCCGCCCTCGTCCTCTTCGCCGCCCTCGTCCTCGAGATCCGGCTCCCCGGACCCCGGCGTCCCTGGCGGGGGGTTTACCCAGCCCGCAGGAAGGGTCACGCAGCGGCAGTTCGGGTGCTGCGGCGGTGACGATGCCCCGCCCGGGAACGACTCGCCGAGCCTCACCGGCCCGGCGCCCTCGTTCGCCTGGCAGGCGGCGCAGGCACTGGCGCCGTCCGTCCGCCACTCGACCCACTGAACGGCGAGCTTGAGGTACCAGTGATTCGCCGCCTGGGCCGCGCCGGCCGCGATCAGGTTCATGACGGCGGCAGCCGCGGCCGCCGCGTTCGTGACCGCCGCGAAGAGGTTCCCGCCCGTGGCGGCCGCACTGCCGCCCGCCTGGCCGCCTTCGGCGAGTGCCCGCCCTGCGGCGGTGCGGGTGCCTGCGGCAAGCTGGGCCGCCGCGTCCGCCGCCTCCCCCGGGTCCGGCCCCTCGAGGCCGGCATCACCGAGGATGCCGCCGGACATCAGGGTGTTCCCGGGCTTCCAGCTTGCCGCGGGATTCAGGCCGCCCTTCGGCTTTGCCTTCGCCACCGGCACGCCGCCCGTCACCGCCTGAGCGGAAAGGACGCCGATCGCCATGGCGTCGGTAAGCAGCCCGCTCATGAGCGGCTCCAGCGCGGCCCCGAGGTCGGGACCGTTCAGCTCCAGCCACTCCGCGGCGCCGGCTACCGCGGGCCGCTTGCCGTCGTGCTGCACCCGGGACTCCGGCGAGGCGAGCCACGCGGCGGCGAGCCGCTTCGCCTCCGCCTTGGTCAGCGCGGCCGACAGCGCTTCGGCAACCCGGCCGCCCCAGTAGTCGGTGGCCGGGATGTCTAGATCCCAGCCGGGCCACGCGGGCGCGCTGGCCTCACCGACCTGCGCTCGGCCTTTTGGGCGCACCGCCGCCTTGGCGACGGAGGCCATCTTGTCGCTGACCGACTCGCCGTCATCGTGACTGATCGACCCGTCGGCGTGCTGCCAGCCGTTCATCTCGTCGTACACGACCGGGGTCCCGCACGGGCACGTGCCCTCGTCGCCCTGCGCGGGGCCGAGCGGGAAGCGCTCAACCTGACCGCCGCGGTGCACCGACAGGTATCCGAAGGTGACCGGCACGGGCTCCAGCGGGGCCGGAAGCGGCTCGCCGGGGTCGAGGTAGGCGAGGGTGCAGTGCGGAGTCCAGTCCTTGTGCTCGCTCGCCGACAGGTCCGCGAGTGCGTTCCGGAGAACTTCCGCGCCAGGAATGGCGACAGCGGCCCACGCGGGGACCTTGCCGTCACTGCTGCCTGACGGCGGGAAGGCGCCGACGCCGCTGACGGTGCCCGAGAGCGGGCCCGGTACCAGCGTCGCAGCCTGCCGCGCGCGGTCGCACGCCGCCGCGAACGCGTCATCGTCGACGTCCGGGCCGAGGTAGACAACGGTCACGTGCATGTCGTCGGAAGCGACACCGCCCGGCGGCGGGGTGATCAGGCCCTCGGGGATGTCGAGCGAGATCATGCCCGACCGCGAGGTCAAGCCCGGCGTCCCATCCTTGGCGACGGACGCGCGACCCTCGGTGTTCAGCCTCCGCGCCTCTCCTGCGGGCACCACGTCGAACGCGAAGTCCCGCCACTCGCCGGACTTGCGCCGCGCCTTGGCGAACCGGCGGAACGCCTGCATCTCCTTGGCGACCTGCGCCAGGTCGACCGGGCCGTCCTCGTCGCCCTTGCGGCCCTCAAGGTCGTAGCCGTAGATCCCGGTCTCCGCCGTGATCCCTGCCGTGACGTTCCCGGCCGGGGCCGCGCCCTCGCCTTCCTTGGCGACCGTGCCCGAGGTCAGTTCCGGGGTCACGTCGGCGTCGGTCATCTTCGGCTGCGGAGGCGGCGCCGGGGGCATCGCGCCGGGCCCGAACTCCCGCTCGGCCAGCGACATGACCTTGATCGGCGGGTTCGGCAGGACGCCCTCGGCGCCGCCGAAGACCGTGTGCGGCAGTTCCGCGCCCTCTTCGGGCAGGCCGTCCGCCGGGTCGACGTCGCCTGCCACGGCGAGCAGCGACGCGATCGGGATGGGGCCCGCGCGCTCGGTGTAGATGAAGCGGGGGATCGGCTGCGCGTCGGTGAGGCCGTAGCGCATCTCGCGGATCTCGCTCGGGCCGATGACGCCCATCTTCATGTAGGTGTCGTCGGCGTTCGCCTGGTCGACCCGGTCGGCCTGCTCTTCGCCGAGGTCGAAGGTGAACTTCACGGGAAGGGCGAGGTCGTTTTGCAGGAACCGGGTCAGGATGCGCTGGATGTAGCGGACGAGCGGGGCCTCGCCGACCTTGTGTGACACGTCGGCCTGCGATTCGCCGGACGACTTGTTCACGTTCTCGGTGAACCCGACGTCGGCCGGGACCACGTGGTAGGCGGCCAGCGTCTTCCGCATCAGGAAGAGGCTGAAGACGTCACTGAAGTCCTTCTCGTTCGACCAGGTGAACTTCGAGCCGGGGGGCAGCCACCGGATCTGGTGCTTGCCCTCCTGGTTGCCCGCCATGAAGCCGTCCCAGAGTTCCTGGAACTGCTCGATCTGGTCCGGGCTCCACGACTCGGGGGCGGCGGCGAAGGCCGCGGGCAGGTTGCCGGCCGTGAAGCGCTGGAGGAAGTAGAGCTGGAAGCGCAGGTCGGTGTTGGCGTTCAGCAAGATCGTTTCGAGCGGGGCGTGCCCGTACGGGGAGTTCGTCCGCGGCCGGAACGGCTGGTAGACCAGGTCGTCCTGCGTCAGCCAGTTGTACGGCAGCCCCTGGATGTACTGGACGTACGCCTCAGCGGGCGGCTTGGGCCGGTTGCCCCAGTAGTCGAGCAGCGGCGCGATGGTGGTCCCGTCGACCGTGGCCAGCCCGACGGCTCGCCCGGCCCGGTTGCGGAGCCGGTACAGGCAGCCCGCGTCGTAGGCGAGAACGTCGAACAGCCACTTGGCGAGCCACGCGTCGAACGTGCTCTCATGGTCCGGGCTCTCCAGTACCCGCATGCCGGCGGCGATCGCGTCCGCCATGTCGCCCTGGGTGGCGTCCGCCCCGACCAGTTTCCAGTCCAGCGAGCGGATGGAGTCGATGCGGTGCCAGATCGCGATCGAGGCCACGTCGTAGGCGTCGATCAGGCCGCGCAGCGTCTCGAACGACACCCGCTCGTGCGTGCGGGGCTGCGTCGCGATGTTTCGGCCGGTGACGAAGTCCTGCGACCGCGGGGTCCTGCTGAACCCGTAGTACGGGCCAACGGGGGTACCGGGCGAGAACGGGCTCGAGGGCGTCATTCCCGACGCGGCCTCGGCCGCCGCGATCGCAGGCGGGATGCCGGACCCGAATCCCTTGCCTACCGGGACGGCCAGCGCCGCAGTCGGTGCCGCGGCGAGGCGAGAGCGAAGCGTCATGCCCGGCCGCCTCCGGTCAGTTCTCCGGCGGCTTCCAGCCGAGCGAGAGCAGCGCCTCGCGGGTCCGGTCGTCTACCGCGACCTCAGCCGAGGACAGGGCCAGTGCCAGGGCGCCGGGGGCCAGGAGCGTCAACGTCACGAGCGGGAGGCCGTCAGCGGGGGCGGAGACCGTCCACGAGATCACGGTGCCGATGTGGCTGCCGCCCGCCGAGACGGTGCCGTTGAACGGCCACGAACCGGAAAAGCCGAACATGGGCGGGGCCTGCTCGTCGGGCACGCACTCTCCTGACTGGGATGATGGGCGGGTGGACCGCTACTACCTGACCGAAGAGCGCGAGGGCCTGACCGAAGAGCGCGAGGTCACCAAGCAGGAGTTCGTCCGGGCGGAGCGCGCGGCAGGCTTCTTCAACGCGCTCGGC